AGAAGTTGATATTATATCCAGGAACATCGATGACTCCTCATGATGGTCCTTCTCGCGCTTTATTTTATGAATATAATGCACCTCCGGTTGATTTTGAGGCACTATTAAGTATTTATACTCAGAATCCCTGGGTATATGCCGCAGTATATTTAATCTCCAGTACCGCGTCGTCAGTTCCTTTTTGTCTATATACTCGTAAGTCACGGCATCCATTAGATCCAGAACATTACTTATGGGATATTGTTAGACAAGCTAATCCTTGGATGACGTTTACAGAATTATTAGAATATACATTTTTAAGTTTAGAATTAATTGGTAATGCGTTTTGGGAAATTGTAAGAAATCAAAATGGATATATTAGAGAAATTTATTTCTTAGATCCAGCACGGATGAAAATTATACCTGATTCAGTCAGATATATTAAAGGTTATCAGTATGATGTTGGTGGTGATCAAAAAATCTTATTTGAACCTGATGAAATAATTCATTTTAAATATCCTAACCCTTCTAATGAATATTGGGGTCTTGGATGTTTACAACCTATTTGGCAACAGTTAATGCTTGATTATCAAGCGAATGAGTATAATTCTCGATTTTTTCAAAATGATGCTACGCCTGGAGGGGTAATTACTACCCCTCGAATTTTAACTGATACTGTATATAATCGTTTAGTTGGCAAGTGGGAAGATAGACATAGAGGCTCGAAGAAAGCTTTTAGTGTCGCCATTCTTGAAGACGGAATGGATTTTAAACCAATCGCCATCACCCCGCAAGAAGCCTCATTCTCTGAAATGAGGAAGTCGGTACGAGATGCCCTTTTTGTTGGAATGGGAGTTCCTCCCGTGTTAGCTGGTGTACCTGATGTAGCGAATTACTCGACTGCAAGGGTAGCACAAGCTATTTTTTATGATAGTACTATTGCACCAAAGCTTAAGAAAGTTGGTACTGTCATTGATCAGAGACTTATAAAACCTTCAGATCCTACAGTACAGGGAATGTTTGATACTTCTACAGCTCCAATTAATGTCATAAAACTTTCTGCTAACTCTAGAATTGTTGCACGTTTAGTGCAGGCAAAGTTAATGACATTGAATGAAGCTAGATCACTCCTTGGTCTTCCTCCAGTTGTTGGAGGAGATAAACTCCCTGGAATGGATTACCAGCTCGAAGATGTAACAGGAGTTCCCGGCGGAATTCCACAACCATCTTCAACGCGCACACCTGCATCTACTGGTGGCGGTGGTGGTAATGATAGCGAGCCTGAGGGAAGTAAGCCTTCAGATAATCAACCAAGTAGTGAAAGTACTAAACCAGCGCCTAAGCCTGCAAGTCCGGGATGGATTGCGGGTGGCTCGCCAGATGGTTTAGCTCCAAGCGCTGCTTCGGGTGAAGCTGAAGATTCTGATTAAGTATGTTTTCCAAACAAAAGAGGCGATATGAAACTGAATTCAATCACTCCAATAACAGTTAGAAAATTAGGCGATCGCGAACTTTTGTCGCTTCATTTTCGTTTGCATGAACTTGCCTCTCCTTATATTAGAAAGAATGACATAGAGAACCCAAAGTTTCATAATATAGTTCTTCGCCATAAAATTATTACCTCGGAAATGATTCGACGTGGAGTTAGATATCGAATTAACGACGCGTTAGATAAACTCGCCTTTCCTGACATTGAAGATTTTGTGAGTCGCTTCTCTCAGTATATTCCTAGTAAACTTCAAGACCTTCCCAAGAGTGAATTAATTAGATTGCATAATCAATTACATTCAGTTTGGGAAGTTGTTCATTTAAGAGATGTCACAATTCAACAACAAGAACAATTATGGAATTGGCATAGATTAGTAGAGCGTGAATTACAAAATCGAGGTACTGAAGTTCCTCAAAATTGGGATTCTTTAGATAGACCTTTAGGTCGTGCAATGAATCAACCTGGTTCATCAAGAACTTTTCCGTCTGGCGATGAGCAAGGTCCATGGATATTTATTGAAGATATCGTTAAGTATATTCCAACTCAGACTGTTGTTTTTGAAAATATAGTTCTTATTGATTCAAGTAAAAAACTTATTTGGCTTTCGGATGTTGGTGGACGCCAATTAATTAAAGTAATGTACTTTAGAATTTTACGTCAATTCCCTCGTGAAGAGTGGAGTTCTTTTAAAACTGTAAGTTTAGAAGAAATGAGTGCGATTGATGTAGCTTATGATTTAGTTCTCAAAAAACTTGATCCATTATTAACCATTCAGTTAAACATGCAGTTTGAAAATTTATGTTTAGTAAAGCCGTATCTTTATTTTGTAGGTGGAATGGTAACTCAAGGCGCTTCAAAGAATGATATTGATATAATGTTACGTACTGGGCTGGAACCTGAACTCGAGAAGAAGATTTTTAATTCATTCACTAATCGTTTCCCTGATCAATTTAAAAGTCGATTTACTGTAGTAGATGATTCAGGGCTATCACCCTTCACAAGTTATGTTGGAGTTTGTAGTTTGGATTTAGATAGATCGTTTAAGGTCCAACCTTCTGACAAAGTAATTGATGGAGTGGATGAGGAGATTTCTGAAAATGTCGAAGGATCGTAAACAAAATTTAATAGAAGCCGCACACCAAGATAAGACTAACAAACTTCTTGGTCCTGGTCATTTCTTCCTTCCTTGTAAGACTACATTATCCATTTCGTCTTATCGTTCAGCTGAAGTATTTAGTTTAGAGTCACTCGTTGAATACTTGCAAGATTGGCAAACAAAAGCTAAAGGTCCTGTCATTGTTTCTATTCAAGGAAAATATGACGGCTGCTCATGTTATCTGCAGCGTGATGCACATGGTAATTTTTATATTTTCACGGAAGATGGTTCCGAAGTTACAGAACGTTTTCCGCGAATGATTGAAATGGCTAAGAATATGTTACCCCAAGTATGTTATATTCTTATTGGTGAAGTTGAAAAGTGGTTAAAAGAAGATGGTAAGTATGTGCATCAAGGACGCGAAGTTGTAGCTGGAGAACTTCATTCGCGGTCTGAGAAGCCTCAAGATGAATTCTATGTATGGAATTTTCACGATTGTGTTTGGTTTAATGGTGAAGATATCCATATGCAAAATTATTCTGATAGATACTCTATAATGGAGAAGAAGTTTTCATTTAAGTATTCTCTTCTCGAACGAATGAATCCTGGTTCATTAAACTTAGTTCCTAACTTTATTTGTAAAACAGATGAAGATGTTAAGAAAGCTATTGGTAAATTAATGCCTCTTGATAGTTTAGAAGGAGCGATGGTTAAACGTTGGGATGGATTTCCTTATGAGTTAGACGGACGTTCTAATGAAGTTGTAAAATTCAAGAAGTATGCTGAAGCTCACGTCCTTGTTATTGATCGTAGACTTATCCAAGGCTCAGAGAAAACATATCAATATAAAATCGCAGTTGAAGTTCTTCCAACAGAAATGGATGAAGTTGATGAAAAGCTCGTTCAAGATTTTAAAGATATGAAGGTCATGACAGTTGCGGATACATTTAATACTAATGTTGAAGCAGAAGCTGGTGATGTCATAACTGTTAAATTTCATAATCTGTTTGTTCATAAGAATGAAGAAGGTAAGTTTAAGCTTGCGTTATATGAACCAAGAGTTTATGAAAATAGAACGACTGCAAATCCTAAAGAAATGCCTGATACCGTTACAACCTTAATGAAGATTGGAACGGATGCGAAGTTAATTGTATTTAAGGGATTTGGAAGAGATGATATATTGCCATTTGAATTAGTCAAACAATTAAATGTCTTTGAGCAATATCCTAAAGAAGGTCAGAAGAGTGCGTACATTATTCACCATCATTGGAGAGGAAAGTCTACTCATGGTGATTTAAGGATTAGTACCGGCGAATATCTTCTTGGTTATACCTTAAATATTATGGCTGCTGGTGAAGTAAAAGAGCCAGTATTAAAGGTAGAAGATGCAATTAAGTGGTCTAATAAACCCGAACTTTGGAAGTTCGATGTAAAGACTGGCAAGTTTCAATCAAGGCAAACTAGAGGTGGTTTAAAGAAAGCTACATCTATTGTAGTCGAATTAAAAGAACCAGAACCAGTTGAATGGCTAACTTTTGAAGGCGTAGTCGCTCCAGGTAATGTAGGATCTACAAAACAATATCCCGGCGTGTTTTATATTGCTTGCAAGGGAATTGCAGAGTATGGTTTTAGGAATGGTTACTTTCATGAATATTGGTTACATTCAGAAGGTTGGGAGAAGGGTGGACAACGGTTAGTATTTAGACAATTATCATCTGACTTTAGTTCAAGTCTTCCGATTAGTAAATTTTTGCAAATTGCTTTTGACGTTGATGAACCTATTACGGTTTACGTAGTCGATAAAGATTCTATCTCGTGTAGGTACGGTGACATCTTGTTACCTGATTCAGCTGTAATTGACTTTGATGAAACCATTTCATTTAGTAAAGCATCATTACCTCCTGCCGATGTTCCTGATATTCGTACTCCTACTATGTGGATGTTAATTAAACCAAATGATGATATCCCTTATGTACTTTCATCACGTGCGGTTAAGAAAGGGAGAATTACTCCTTATAGTATATCAGCGCTTCCAAAAAATATTAAGAATCAAATTCCCGTTGAGTTTGCGTATTGGGATGTTAAGAGTGAGTCTACTAGAATTACGGTTCGTGATAATCTAGTCGATGCAATTAAGCACCATAAAGTTAAAATTGATTTAACTTCAATCTATAAAAGTTTAGATTTATTTAAAGCATTAGATTGGAAGTCGATTCATTGTGGTGAGATTACGAAAGAAGAGATTAAAAAATATGTAATTCAACCTGAATGGCAAGACGTCCGAATTGAATTGAAAGGTAAAACTTTAGAAGAGAAATTCAATACGTTAAAAGATTGGTTGAAGAAGCATAAGAATTCTCGAGCATCACAAGTTCAAGTGACCAATTATATCAACGCACTTGCTCGCGGTGGGATGGTCAGTCTTAAAGCAAATGTCAATCGTAAGTTTGTTTTAAACAAAAGAACTTGGCGTGGTCCAATTCACGTTCGAATTGGGTATAGTGCTGAGCTTTATGATTTATGGATTGATAATGGGAAAGATGTTTTACTTTGGACTTTCAATAGTAACCCAATTCATTTTGAGTCTACTACTGGAACCTTTGAGCAGATTAAAAATAAGAAGCTAATGAACGCGCTCGGTCAGCTACCTCCAGGTACGGAGTTAAATCCTAATAAACAGATTCCAGTTACTATTGAAAGGGTGACTGAAGGCGAACTTCTTATGCTTCTTGATGATCCAAATACGAAAAAATTTCAAGTAAAAGTAAAAGAATGGAAAGGTTTGTACCTGTTAGTGCAAGATGATGATACTAATATTTGGACATTACACACGACTACAATGACAGGTGAAAAGGAATAATGTATGGATGTATGTGGAACATGTTCCCTTTTTTGATTTATGGGAACAAAATAAATCTTGAACTCAGATGGGTCTTTCATTTTAGTTCGAGCTCAGGAGAAAACGAATGAACGGTAACTTAGCGATTAAAATAGAGGATGGTCAGATTGCATTTAAGGATGCTCTTTTTGAGGTCAAGAAAGCAGCTGACACGTTTGATGACCAAGGTCAACAAAAACGCATTGTTACCGGGTATGCTGCGGTCGCGGATGTTGTTGATTCTCAATACGAGTTGATCGCTCGCGAGGCTCTTGATGAGGCTTCTAAAGATCTCCTCAAGTATACAACAGTATTGTACAATCACGACCCCGACCGCCCAATCGGTAAAGTGCTTGAAGCAAGGCCTGAGGGTACTGGACTTTTTGTTAAAGTTCAAATCTCTAATACGGAAGACGAAATTTGGGATAAAATCTGTGAGGGTATTATTTCCAAGTTTAGTTTTCGCGGGGTCATCACTGAATATGATGAGCAGTTTGATAAGAGCCTAGCGCGAAATATCACTATCATCAAAGGCTTCAAAATCTTCGAAATTTCATTAGTTTCCGTTCCCGCTAATCCTGAAGCAAAAACATTGAATTACTACCTATCTAAAGCACTTGAAGATCGAGTTGAACTTCATCGTGAGGATCCAGGCAAAGCGGAATCTCCAAACGACATTCCGCAACCTGGAGGCTCTGAAATTCCAAAAACAGGAGGGTCTGAAGACATGCCTAAGATGGACCCTGAAGACGAACAAAGACTTGCCGCAATCACAAGTATGTGTGATAAGCTGCTCGCCGCCCTCCAGGATATGCCAAACGTGGATGCACGAGTAGTCGCTCTCGTTAAAAAGATCAAAGAAATGATCGCAGTTGTTGGTAAAGTAGAAGCCGCGGAAGACGGTGCAGGGAAGCCTGCTGCCGGATATCCGCAGCCTGCTGCTGACGCCTTAGATCTCGAAGGCTTTGATCCCGTATCAGAGAAGCTCAAATCCCGCTTGACAGCCGTAGAAGGGCAGTATGCTGCTCTCGAAAAGAAGTTGGAGGATCTCCCCGCCGCTCTTGAAGAGAAGCTAACCGAGATTGTTAAAGGTCTTGCTGAACAGCAACTTACTGAAAAATTCGGCGATCTCGAAAAGAAACTTGAAAGTCAGTCAGAAGTACTCGCTGGCTTCGCAGAACTCTTCGAGCTAATGCGTCCTTCGCTGGGACTACCCGCAATTGAGAAACCAGTAGAGGATTTAACTAACAAAGGGGGTGAAACCTAATGTCTAACGAACATCTCGAAAAAGCAAAACAACTAGTCGCTGGACTCGTGAAAGATTTGAATGATAAAGGCGATGCAGCTAAAGTTGACGAGATTGTTAGCAAAGCCCTGGATGAACTAAAGAAGGCCAACCCTGGAGATCGGAAAGGCCGTTTTGATACAAAAGACGCTGCAGAAATTCTTAAAACAGCGACTAACAAAACAGAAGCAATCCAGACAATGCTCTCAACTCCAACAAATGATACCATGGTAAAATCGTTTCAAGCACAGAATGACGAGGTTTTCCTTCTCTCACAAATGCTGAACAAAGACCCACGGGATCTTAAGAGCTACAAAAAACTGCAAGATCACCCAATCTTGAAGACTGATGCTTATGGTGGTACTGGCCCGACAATGCCGACGGCTGGAACACACTACGGCGCTGACTTTATTCCATTGGGGTTCTCTGCTGAATTGATCGACTACGTGCGTCTGCAACTTAAAGTTGCTGCATTGCATCGTCGGATCAATATGCCAACTCCGCAATACAAATTGCCTGTGCACGGTGGAACGGACATGACCGCGTATCTGGTTGGTGAATCTTTGACTGTTGCAACACCTGAGGGTCGCCCAACAGCATCACGTCCGACATCAACAGCAGTAACATTAGACGCCAAGAAAATCGGTTCTATGGTTTATTTCTCAGAGGAAATCACTGAGGATAGCATCGTTCCGGTTGTGCCGTTCTTGAAAGATAGTATGGCTCGTTCAATGGCGTATGCTCAAGAGACAGCCGTTATTAATGGCCAGTTAACTGGCGCAATTGATACAGGCGATGCTCCTGGGTCATCTGATGTGCGTAAAGCTTGGGATGGATATCGCTATAGTGTTCAAGCAGCTGCAAAAGTTGATTGTAGTGGTTGGACTACTGGCGGAACCTATGCACAAGGTGCAGCATATCTTCGTGCTATGAGATCGAAGATGGGAAAATATGGAGTTGATCCTAACAATCTAGCATATGTTACCAGCATCTCTGGTTACCACCAAATGTTGGGTATTGCTGAAGTGTTGAGACTCAATGAGTATGGTCCTAACG